CCAGTGCTATCTCATCAAAAGGTCCGGCTGCCGGGACACAAATAGTAGAACCTGGTTTTCACCCACCGCTGGTAAGCCACTACCTTGCCAACACGGTGAGGAGGGAAACAGGGGTGCTAAGTGTGGAGCGTCAGATCCTGCGATCTTTTGGTAAGACACTGTGGAGCTTCGGGTATCATCTTAGAGGACCGACTCTCACGAGTTGTGAACAATAAGAGCCCTAGGCTTTTGAGAGAAGGAGGCCACCTTGTTAGGTTGAGCCAATCTTCGACTCTCTCCGAATGGAGGGCTCGAAGCTTGCTTCAACTAGGTGACAAAGTCACTACCGCAAGGTTCGCATCAAGAAAGCCCCTCCCAACGCCAACCCGTCACGGGACGCCAACAGGCTAACCCCGTGAAAGGAGCGGTGAACGGACTGCAACCCTTACCCTAGCTCATCTTGGGACCTTTCCCAATAGAGCGCCGCTTACGTCTATCACCTCGGGTAGGAACGACTACGTGATTTTGCATATCATTCATAAGACTTTTCAGGTCTATGTTTGAGACTGCTAGATTACGCACTCGGTCTATACCTCGAAGCATAGCCGTAACGTGGTTAAGGACAGTTGCCTTGCTAGATGCAATGGTCTTACTTTTCCTTGTCGATAAAGTCGCAAAAGGATCGAGAAACAGTCTGACCTCCAGCTCAAGCCAGTGCTGGGGATCAGTTGAATCTCTGACCTTATGCGCCTTATCAAACTCTTGTTGTAGTTGCGCGATACTTCGCACAATCACCGCAAGAGGAGGCAAGGAAAGTAGTGTCGATTGGGCATCCAACCCTTCAGGAAGCAAGTCAACATATTTACCGAGTTCTAATTGAAACCTCTGTAAAGATGCTAATTGCTTCTTGATGGCTTCCTCCAATACTCTCGCCTTGCACTCGTTGAGCCAGATCATGAGCCATTCATCCGCTTGCAATCGACGTTCGGGAGCCATATTAAGTTCGGGGAACTTAACATGATCTCCCTCACGATCGATTACAGACGGGAATGTCGCACGATAAGACCCAGCGATATTGCAAGAGAAAATATTGCCTGATATGAGGGAAAGCAAGATTCTTGCTTTCTCCCGTCTCAGGTTCTTATTGTCTTCGCGTGAAGGCAATAAGAAGAACTTAAAACTTTTATCTGCCAGTCGTTCCGCATACGCAGACGATGGAGTTAAAACTTTTAAGAGTGAAGCCATTAAGCCCCGGGTTACCATAGTGTAGGATCGTGGTATCCACCGCCCTTCAAGCTCTCTAAACCAAGTTGCTACCTCGTAATAAGAGATGAACAGGACGCCTTTCTCAGGGTGAGAAAAACCGCCTGCCCACTTCTTATCGAGACGCATTGCTTCGAATAGAGAACCTAAAGGGGCGGGAGATACCTCAGTTCCACGGTGGATCCATCTCTTTGCAAACTCATATGTATCATTCGATACATGTGACTTTGTGTCGGAAATGCTCACACCTATCTCTGAAAGGAGAGTTCGGTACTCGCGGGCTACGCTTTCATTTGTTATGACAATGTCATCACCAAGAAGAGCGTAGGCCTGAAAGTCCGGCAATCCGGCTCTTTCAGCCGCGAGCCGAACAGCAACATG